CGTTTCATCTAAAATGGCGGGGCAAGTGAAACTCACCGGAAAGCACGGCCCCGCCCGGTTTATCCAGGGGGTCAATTCGAGGGCCGACCGCTTGGGTGCTGATGAGGTATGGGTGCTTCACAATCATCCTTCGGGCAACCCAGTATCATCCGAGCATGACAGGTCGTTTACGCTCAGTCTCGCGGAAAAGGTCCCAAAACTCAAGGGGCATGTAATAATTGATTCCGGCACATACAGTGCTCTGCTCCTCGGGGATAAGGCTGCTCCTCGGGGATAAGGAAACCCCCATAATTCCGTATGAAAATAAGCCCCTGCCTGGCTTTCTGCCCGAATGGTCGGACCCCATCTTGGAGCCCTCCATCCCTCACCCGTTTCTTAATCGGCGCATCGGGATCCCCGAGGACATAGCAGAAATGGGCCGAAACCTGGCGCGGGAAGGTGGGGCGATTGTCTTTTTCACCTCTGGGCCGTCTGGCAAGGTGCGGATGATCCAGGAGGTCCCGGTCTCATTTCTAAAGACCGCTCAAGCTGAAGGATACTTGAAAAACCAGGCCAATCAGGTTGGGGCAACATCAACGTTCATATACGCCGAAAGCCCCGCTGACATTGAAGCTATGTCGGGGATGGTGGAAAAGCAGGTTGTCCGGGATGCGGTGGCGCAATTGGAAGGAACCAGCGTGGTCAGCACCTTTGAGCAATTACTGGGCGCAAATGAGCGGCTGATGGATTCCCTCCTGGAGATCAAAGCCGCACCCAAGACCTTCAGAGTGATGGAAACCGAAGATCCCTATCTCCCCAGCATGGAAAACCTTTCAAAACCCTTGGTGGAATTTGTCAAAAAGACCCGGGAAGATGTCAGCCGTTACCTGGAAGAAGAGCCCCCGGTTGAGCTGCCCTTCTCCATCAACATCAATCACGCCAAACTAGACGCCCCCCAACGAATCCACGATGTCATCCGAACGGTAGCGGCTGCCTTCCCTGATCGCATACATGACGCAAGACGGGGTGTTGTTTCCAACAACGCAACCAAATTGTTGGCAAAAAAGCTCGGGTATACGACTGCGGACCTGCTCTCCAGGAAAAGAGGCCAGGCGTTCAATGCACATGAGATAATGGCCTCCATCTGGCTGATGTTGGACAGTGCGAAGAAACTTTGCAAATTAAGAGACAGGGTGCTTTCCGTTGACGCAACGGACCGAGACAGGTTTCAGTTTCTTGTCGCGTTCAAACAGCATATAGCGATCCAGGAGCACGTAAGCGGGGCCATTGCCGAGGCCGGCCGGGCGCTTCAGATCATGCGGGCCGTGAAGGGTCTCAAGGGGGCCACGGTAGACGCCAACATCAAGGAGTATCTTGAAGGCACCGAGGCCCCTGAATTGGCGACCGAGATTGCAAAGAAAATGCAGGGCCTTGAAACCCTGGCCGAGGTCAATACCACTACAAGGGCCATTAACAAGGCCACGGTTTTTGATATGATTTTTGAGGGTTGGATCAACGGCCTTCTGACGAATCCAACGACCCACGTGGTCAACATTACGGGTTCAGCGGCTGCTCTTTTTTACTCCATTCCCGAGCGATTCGTGGCCGAACAACTTGGCGAAGGGGTCGAGCACGGGGAGGCCTCCGCTATGCTGTACGGCATGGTGGAAGGATTCAAGGATGGTCTCCGGCTGGCGCATAGGGCGTTAAAAACCGGGGAACCTTCCGATGTTTACGTCAAGGAGCCCGCCTTACGTTCTCGGGCAATCACTGCGAGAAACCTGGGCCTGGACGGCAAGCAGGTTTTCGGAATTGATGTCGGACGGGCGGTCGATTTCCTGGGCGAGTATGTGGTGAGGGGACAAAGCCGGGTCCTTATCGCGGGTGATGAACTGATGAAGGCGATTGCTTACCGCATGGAGCTGAACGCTCAAGCGGTACGAAAGGCCCGAGCCGAAGGATTGACGGGTGACGCTCTGGCCGAAGCGGTTGAGCGATTCAAGCGGGACCCTGACCCTGACATGGTCCGGGAGGCTGTCAAGTTCGGCCGCGAAATGACCTGGACCGAACAACTAGGCCCGGCGGGGCAATCCCTTAATCGGTTCGTGAAATCAGTCCCTGGCCTTCGCTATGTTGCGCCCTTCAGGCGAACCCCCATTAACATTGCCAAATTCATCGCAAGACGAACTCCCCTCGCCTTCCTGGCAGGGGAGACAAGGGCGATGCTTCAGGCAGGCGGGCCGCAACGAAGCCTGGCCCTTGCGCGTATGGCGTTGGGGACCCTTACTATGCTTACGATAGCCGAACTCGTGAGCGAGGGGATCATCACCGGCGGAGGCCCTGCCGACCCTCGAATGAGAAAACTTAAAGAGGATACCGGCTGGCAACCGTACAGTATCAAAATCGGGGACACATATTATTCATACAGCCGTCTTGACCCCCTGGGCGGGCTCATCGGTCTGGGGGCCGACATGGCCGAAATCCTTGGGCAGATGGAAGATGAGGACGCGGAGGACCTGGCAACGGCGGCCCTTCTGAGCATATCGAAAAACATAACCAGCAAGACATACCTGAGAGGGTTCACCGAACTCATCAATGCCATATCGGACCCCGAGCGTTACGGGGAGAATTATATAAGGCGTTCACTGGCATCGTTCGTGCCGTATTCTTCCTTGGTCCGGGCGGTTGAGCGAATCACGGACCCCGAGATCCGCTATGTTGATTCCCTTATGGATCAGTACAAAGCCAACATTCCGGGGTTCTCGAAGGACCTGCCTCCCCGCGTAAACATCTGGGGAGAGCCGGTTGTCCTGGAAGTGGGCTGGTATGACCTGGTAAACCCCTTCTATCATTCAAGGGCGAAAAACGCCCCCATATCGGAGGAAATCCTAAAGGTAGGGGCAAAGATCGGGATGCCGGCGAAAAGCATCATGGGCGTAAAATTGGAACCCTGGGAGTACCATAGATACGTAACGCTGGCGGGGAAAGAGGCCCGGATTGACGGAATGACCCTCCGGGATGCTCTTTCGCAATTATTCCGGTCGGATTTTTACCGGCGGCTGGATGACGGTCCGGATGGCGGCAAGGCCCACATGATTAAAAAGGTAATCTATCAATACCGGCGGCTGGCGCGAGAGATGCTTTTGGCCGAAACTCCATCTTTGCGGGATGCGGTTGAGGCCGCTGAACGGGAAAGGCAACAGGCCATGACCCCGAATTTTTAAGGAGATCGCACCATGACAGTATCAACCACCACGAACCGGGTTTCCTACGCTTGCGATGGGACAACCGTAGTTTTTCCGTATACCTTCAAGATTTTTGAGGACACCGATCTTGAGGTGATTCTGCGGAATAATTCCACCGGCGCCGAAACCACGCTTGCGCTTACGACCGACTATACCGTGAGCGGGGCGGGTGAAGATTCGGGCGGAAACGTTACCACGGTAAGCGCCTATTCAAGCGACTATACGCTGGTAATTCGGCGGGTTCTCCCTCTTACCCAGGAAACCGACTACATCACCGGGGACAGTTTCCCGGCGGATTCTCACGAAAGCGCGCTTGACCGGCTGGTGATGATTGCCCAACAGCTTTACGAAGAACTGGGAAGGGCGATAAAACTGGCGGTCACAAGCCCTTTTTCCGAGCTGGAAATCCCGGACCCGGAGGCGAACCAATATCTAAAATGGAACTCCTCGGCTGATGCTTTGGAAAACGCTGATCTGGTGGCTTATGCGGATCTGAACGCCCATGACAATGCGGCGACTCCCCATCAATCCGGGGGGTGGTATGCGAGCAATACCGTCACGGGGCCGGTTCTGCTGGCAACTACTGCCGAGGTTGCAACAGGAAGTGATGAAAACAAGGTTGTAACGCCGGCGGGCCTTAAATCTTTGTTAGGGTTCGAGACCGCATTTATTCCCATGGGTGCGTTCATGGAGCTTGCCAGCAATACGGCAACGGTGAACAACCAAACATACCCTGCCGCCGGGGTTTCGATAGATTACGGGTATTTCTCCCCTGGTGGTGATTGGTGCGGCCTCGAAGTACGGGTGGGTCTGCCCAACCAATGGGACCAGGAAACACTCAAAGCGAAGGTTGAGTGGATGCCGGATTATGGTACTGCCATAACGGCGGGATCTGCTGTCCAGTTCGGGCTCCAAGCTAGGCCTATGCTCTCCGGGGTATCGTTTGACAGTAACCTCTCAACGCCACCGGCTTACGTAACAGATACGGCAATCAACGAAGCGACGGCCACGGAGCACCGGACCAAAGCAACGGGTAACTTCGCCACGGCCCCTCCGGGCTCGGGCGAAAACACCTTACAGATACGGCTCACAAGAGACAATACGATCTCCAACAACGCCACGGCTCCGGTTTGGGTGACGGGTGTGTGGCTCCAATATCGGATCAACCAGGAGGGTCGCGGATGGTAGGTGGACGGATTATAGTACCGCACCGGAGGCGGATTCTTCGGGCGGGAGCGGCAGCCGCTCCCGGTTCCTGGGCTGGTTGGGATGAGCAATCAGAATCTACACTTGACGTTGACCAGGACGGGGACGGCAACGAGGATACCTTTATTTGTTTCTTCGAAAATACGAATGCTGGTGGGGATGAGACCGGAAGGGGCGGTGATTTAACTGGAAGTGATCTTATAATTAGCCAAGTTGGAAATGTGGCAGGAGCGACAGGTAGTCCGCCCACCCGGGATCTTGGCGATAATTCCCAATACTTCACTATGCCAAACGAAATGATGAGCGTTTTGGCAGGAACCACCACATGGACGTTCATCACGAAACTGAAAGATGCTTGGGCAGAAACGGCGGAAGCTGGTATTTTAAGGATTAAGTCTGCTGGAGACAATGACAGTATTTACATGCGCTCTAGTGGAACCGATGAAAAATTGAAAGTATTTTTACGCGAAGGTACCACGACTCTTATCAATTTTGAGGTTACAACGAATGCATGGAATACGACTGGTGATGTTTGGTTCTTTGGTCAGTGTGATGGTTCAGAGGTTGTTTTTGGTTTTCACAACTCCAAGCCAACAAGCCTTTCTGCTATACCAGCAGGAAACAAATTGACCTATTCTGGAACTGCTCAGTTTAGTCCTTATGATGGTAGCGAAAATTATCTCTTCTATGACAACGGGAATGTCTCGGCTATTCGTGGAGCGGCATATTACGTTGTCTTGGCTAAGACTGCCTTGATAGGACCCTGAAGAAGATGCCTCAATGGATAAAGTTTAAACTCAAGAAAAAACCTTTCTACGACCCTCGAACGGGTGTAATCTTGCCCGATATTGAGGGTCGTAAGAACAGGCCCAGGGTGGACCCCTTTGAAGGCGGGGGAAAGGTTTACCCTGATTTACTTAGTGTTTCAATCCATAGCTGGCATGAACGTGGCAAGACTTTGATGTTGTTAGTTGACGATCCAGCCGCAGTTATTCCGATGAAGGGGAAGGGTTTCTATAAGGCAAGCCCGAAAGTGACACGAGAATATGACCTATCAGAACACGCCCCGGTTGCCAGGACCGATGACGAGGCGTTAAACGATTTGATCCAGGAGGTTGGCTTACCGGAGGGAACCACTCTGGATGCCGATAAAAGGCCCGTGATACCGGAAAAAGAAACGGCAGAAATCGTAACCGCAAAATAGGAAGGCGGGCGATGAATAATTACCTCAAAGAATGGTGCGATGAGAGGCACCAAAGAATAGATAAAGAGTTTTCGGAGGTGTGGGCCAAGGTGAAAAGTTTAGAAGGCAAACTATGGTCAATCCTGGTAATGCTGGCGGTAAATATAGGAATCGGAGTCCTTGCCCTGCTTATGAAGGGGTAAAGCAATGGTCAACTGGAAGCATGTTCGATACTTCCGGCCCTATGAGTTCGACGATCCGGACTTTCCCGGTTCCGGGGAGCAAATCGACGGCACCCTCCTCTTTGCCCTGGACCGGCTCCGGCATCAAACCGGGTGGCCTATCCGGATCCACCGGGAGGCCGGCGGAGGGGTAGACGTAGGAGGAACGCACGGGCACTCACCAGCCTCTTATCATTTACTGGCTATGGGCGCTCGGGCGGCGGATTGGCATTTTGAAACCGACGCCCCGGTCAGGATACAGATCCGGGAGGTCCTTCGGTTCGGATTTGGGGGCACCGGGATATACTTCGACTGGGGCATCCCGGTGGGGTTCCACACTGACACGAGGCCCCATGCTCGTTATCAAGTGTGGACAAGGCGTAACGGTAAATACCTTTACCTTGTGAGGGGATAAAATGAACATTTTAGCAATGATCCCGGTGATAGGCAAGATCCTTGATAAGGGCCTCTCCCTCATCGACAAATACGTTGAGGATAAGGATAAGGCCAATGAGCTCAAGGCAATGATCCAACGGGAAGTCTTGATCAACCAGCATGAGGAACTGGCGGCGGCCCTGGAAAGCCAAACAAAGATCATCCTGGCGGAGGCTCGGGGCGGGTGGCTACAGCGGAATTGGAGACCCCTGTTGATGCTGATAGTGATCTTGATAATCGCCAACAATTACGTGATTGCGCCTTACATCGCCCTTTTCCTCCCAGGCAAATCCCTTATCCTGGACTTGCCTGGGGGTTTATGGGCGTTGCTTAACGTGGGGGTTGGCGGATACGTGGCGGGCCGATCGGCGGAGAAGATTTTTAAGAAGGATGTTTGAAACTATTGTGTTTTCCTCCTTTTTTAGAACCTCAGATCAGGATAACTTTTCATCCCTCTCTCGAACCACTCTTTCCAGGCCCTTGCCCAATCAGGGCGATATTCGGAAGGATGAAGTAAAACCATTTCCGGGTTCTCATCATAACAATTAAAGATAGGACACCTATGACATAAACCACCTTGGAGGGGAGATTCTTTTTTGCCTGGGCAATCTTTTGGGCACTCAGTAGGAAATTCTTCTCCGCCGATTATTATAGTTTCCATTTTAATTCCCTTTCTGAAGAAAGTTAATACTCCAACATCTCCCTTGCCCTTTTCTTTACGGTTCGCAGTTGGTAAACCACGCAAGGACAAGATTCAAGTTTTTTAGATCTTGGGAACCATGAAAAGCAAACATTGCACTGGACACTCGCCCCGAATCCAAGGCTTGGATTCAAAGGAAAAGGACATTTACGACGCTGGATCTCTGGCGGTTGTTTGAGCCACTTTTTTACTGCTCTTTTTTCTCCCTCATTGAGCCCGATTTTATCCATGCCCAACGTCTTCAAAGTTCTCCGTCCCATTTGAGGGCCTCCTTTATTGCGTAGCCCATTTTTTCTCACGCCGCCCTTTTACAAGTAGCGCAAAATTCCTCAATATATTGGAGAATTTCTTTTTTCTCCTCTTTGGTTAAACATTCTTCCATCTTATTGACCAAAATCGCCCGAGCCATGGCGCGATCCGTGTCATCAAGGTCGCCTATTATGCGGCTGATTTTAGACAAGAAACTCATGGTTATTCATCTTCCTCCCATGCAAGAGCAGCCAAAGCATTATTGACGGTCTCTTCCGGATACAAGTCGCCGCCTTTCCCGTTGAACCAATCTTGCATCACGAAACGAACTCAACGAATTCCGTTTGAGTCCATTTCCGGTAGGATTCAAAGGTGGGATGCAATTTTCCAGAAGGGCATGTTTCCCATGTATTACCTCGGAAGAGATGGGTGCAATCGGGCTCATCTTCTGTTCTTTCGAGACAATCATCAACCTGGGCATAATTATCCCAATCAAGCTCAAAGCAGGGATGTTCATATCCTCTTTTGAGTTTGGTCATGCCTTTCAGCTTCCCTTTTCAATGCGTGCGCGGCCAAAATTTCTTCGTATTCCTTACGGAAACCTTTCACATCAAGGCCTTTCATGTCCGCATAGGCCTCGGTCATCAAATCATATGCCTCGGTTAAAGGCCCCATTAAGTATGCCAAACGCCCATCATCCCTAACTCGTTTGAGCATGTGAACCACAAATTTTTCTGCTTTTGTCATGTTTGATCCTCCTTCGTTAAAGATTATCTCTCATCCCTGTTTTGCCGGTGATCCTGCTGACAACAAGGCTTTTTATTGCCCCGCTGAAAAGATCCTGGAGACAGGATTCAGCCACCTCCAATATGCTGTCATCATCATTATCTTCGGTGATAATCTCTTTTTCACCGTGCCAATTGTAAGCTGTTATGCGGTAGTAACTCACGATTCTTGCCCCTCTATTCTTTTATTTTACCCGGAACCCGAAGGCTCCGGGCGGGTTTTATTTGTCATAGCTTTCATTATAATTTTGCCGATTGCTTCCGCAACGGGCACCACAACTGCATTGCCCGTCATTCTCGCCACTGCCGTTTTAGATAATCCATCAAACCATCCACTTGGGAACCCTGTAAGCTGGCGTCTTTCTTCACTATCCGCAACCCTGAGGCCGAATCCGTCCCAAACGTAACCGTCCCGAGAATCCCACCTGCATGGGTGGGTAGTAAGAACAGGATAGGCCGGCGTCTTTTGATATTTCGTCTCAGCATACCTTTTATCATTTTGGGAGACAGGTATCGCCTGGATGAAGGATCGGTAGTTTTCCGGATAACATCCCACAATGAAATCCCGTTCTCTGTTTTGAGCCGTAAGCATAGCGGCGTTTGTTGAGATAATAACAGTTCTGTATCCGAGCATTTCCAGGCAGGCAACGAAATCGACATCATCTGATGCAGGAACATTTTCGCGGACCACCCACCGGGGCCGCAATCTGCCGACCACGGCAAGGAAGTATCCGGAGAGGTCGGGAATTTTTGTTTCCCAAGCTCCCCTGGCACTACTCCGAATCGGGCACGGATCGCCTCCGCAGATAAGTTCAACTGGTGTGTAACCATTTTGTTTCGTTATATCTTCGAAGATTGGAACATTGGGCCAATGGCGTTTCAGCAATTGGCGGCATTGCCTGTTGATTTCACATTGCCACTCAATTTTCATCCCCGCGCGCTCAAGCCCCAGGTCAAAACCGCCGCAACCACTGAAAAGGGAACCAACCCTCATTTGTCGTACATCTCCACCGCCTTCTGCATATCTTCCAGGAACCCTTCCCTGGCGTCTTCAGCGAGGTCGGCGGGGTCTTCAATGTCGTATACTTCGAGGATCCCCTGGTACACATCGCCGGGGATCCTTTCGGCAAGTTTTTTCACCTCTGCCTCGGCAAGTTTTTTCACCTCTGCCTCGGCGAGTTTTTTCACCTCTGCCGTGAAGGCATCCTCGGCGGGCTCGGCTGTGTTCTTAAGGGCCTCCAGCTTTTTCAGCATGTCAGTATAAACTTCGATCTGAGTTTTTCGGTCTTTGATTTGATTCGATTTTTCAAACCCGTGGGACCCCAGTACGCCATAATAAGTATTATCATTGCCGGTGAGTTTATTGAGTTCGGCTTTTAGGTTGGCCATGCTATCAAGGAACTTCTTAAAGCTACTATTCGATTTTTTTGGCTTGCTTTGTGAAGGTTTTTGGTTTGGAGGGGGCGGGGTTTCCGCATTTAGATAATCGGCTGGCAAATCTTCCACGTCCTGCGTGAAAATATCGGATGCGGCGGTCCCATTCAGAACCGACATCACAAAGGCCCGCTTGCAGGCCATTTTGAGTAGGGTATTATCAAGGTCCCAGGGATTGTCATTTTCGATCCGCTCCTTTTTGGCAAGGACCCACTTGCCTTCGTCGTTTTTCCTGGTGGCATATTCTTTGGGAACTAAACGGAGCATCTTTTTTCGGTCATCTTCGGTTAGGTTTTTCTTGTTGCGAAGGTTCCAGTATTCTTTGGGAACAGGCTTATCAGTAAGAGTTTCTTTGTATCTCCAGCGATACTTTTCTTCCCTGCTGTTGCAAGACCCCATACCCGAACTGACATGAACCCACGAGATAATATGGTAAAGATCGCAACGGACCCAATATGCAATGAATCGCTCTTGATGGATTTCCCGGACGATGGTAAAGCGGGGATCAAGACGAAACGTCATTGCCAATTTTTGGGCGCCAGGCTGGTACAAGGTAGGTTTTTGTGTTCCGGGGATGGTCCCGTAATGTTCCCCCTCTTGCATGACCTCGCGCATTACCTCTTGGATAAGATGAACCTGCTTGATCAACCCTTGCGCGCTCATGGCGTAGTCTTCAATGTTGACTATTCGCGGGGTAATTTCCTGGGCAACTGGAGCCGGGACCTGGGCCGGGGTTGTTTGAGAGGCCTCGGCTTTGTCAAAATTGAGCTCTGGGCTGCTGTTCATTTCCATATTTTTCCTCCTTTCATATACCAAGAGTTCCTTCCCAGTCCGCCGCATACTGCGGATGACGGAGCCACCATATTTTGGTGAGAGCCTGAAAGATCGCCAGGTCTCGTTCATACTGATCAGTTATGTCGTGCCAATCAGGGTATCCTGTTTCTTTATCGAGGCGCAGGACGCCATGGCCGGCGTCTTCGGGGACCAGGTTGGCAAGCTCGGCGGCATGTCTGTATGACGCGAGCTGGTAGCCCCATTCTTCATAGGGCTTGCCGTTTTTCGGGGCCTTGGAGGTTTTGAAATCAATGACGTAGGGCCTGCCATCCAGGGTGCAGATAAGATCGCAGGTGCCGGCGTAGTTTTCGCCATATAAAGTAACTTCTGTTTCAATAGGCTTGAGTTCATGTTTGTCGGCCCACTCCAGGAAAGCCAAAAAACCAGCAAGAACCTCATCATCTTCAACCTTGGGTTCCCTGCCGGTTTTCAGATAGTGCTCTATTGCCTTGTGGACGGCCGTGCCGACATCAGCCGCTTGGCTGGAGACAGCCCGGAATTGCTTTCGAGCAAGTTCGGCGAATTGGATAACGGTGGCTGCTTTAAAAGTCTGAGTCTTGGCCTCGTTGATTTTTTTAATCACGTAGTCGGCCGCGCATCCGGCGGCCCACCATGTAAGGGGCCCGCTCTTGTCAAGCTGGCCCGTTATTGTCGTCGAGGACGGATAGCTTTTTCCGTCTTTTTTGTAGATCCTACCCATGTGTTATCTCCTGTAATATTTTTGGGTTGGTAGATAGCCAGTTGTCCACCGGCCAGCAATTTCCCCGGCCGCAAACGGGGCAAATGATCCCTTCGTAAATAACCTCACAGTCGAGGCATAATTTTGCCCGGGACAGCCGGATTGCAACTTTCTTTGTCGGTTTCAAAAACTTCAAATCTCGCATGCGGTACTTCTTTCTATTTTATGGGTGGCGGTTTAGTTCAGTCGTTAGTCTTCAGATAAGAGAGTTCAAAGCCTTTTTCCACCATCCACGTTTGACATTATTCTCGGGGATAATCTGCATGATGAAATTTTCCATCACGGCAAGCGCATCTTTGGCGGGAATACCGAGCACATCAATCAGGGCAACGGCTATCCTCTCTGCCGCCTCCTCTGCACAATTAAATTTTTTCTTGCCGTCCATTCTCCCGCATTCCGGGCACTCAAATGTAGCAGTACCAAATGGAGCGCACGCAACCCATTCATGAGCACAGGTGCGACACCAAACACGCCCGGCCCACACTTCGCCATCAACAATACGGCCAATCGTTTCGGCCGTTTCATCAGCAAGGATGGATACCATGTCGGGACGTGGTACTGGCCTTTTTTCGCAGTCCTCGTAATTTTCAACCAGATCTTCGAAATCTTCCTCCGGGAAATAAAACGTAGTTCCTTGCTCACGCAGAACGGCAAGTCGCCACTTCTTTCCAGTGCCGTCAATATCAACCTTGATGAATTGCATACGCATTCCTCCTTTCTACCGAAGTATTCACCGCTTAGCCGTAGCCGGAGCCGGATCCGCCGCCGTAGCCATTGCCAGAGCCATCGCCATCGCCGAAGCCGTCGCCGAAGCCAGAACCGTAGCCGTTGCTATCGCCGGAGCCGTTGCTCTCGCCGGAGGCGGATCCGGAGCTAAAATTTATGCACTCCATACTGGCACCTAGCCGAAGCCGTCGCCGAAGCCGTCGCCGAAGCCGTCGCCGTAGCCATTGCCATTGCCGTTGCCATTGCCATTGCCATTGCCGGAGCCGGATCCAGAGCCATCGCCATCGCCGAAGCCGTCGCCGAAGCCAGAACCGTAGCCGGAACCGTAGCCGGAGCCGTAGCTGGAGCTGGAGCCGGAGCTATCGCCGTCGCCGAAGCCGTCGCCGAAGCCGTCGCCGTAGCCAAAATTTATGCACTCCATACTGGCACCTCCTCAATTGAGGCTTTTGCCTCTGGAGTGCATTCCAAAATTTCTATAACCTCTGTGAGGATGATCCTTTTGACCTCACAGGGGAACTTGCAATTTTGGGGTTTACTTACTCCTTCCATAGCGAGTTGAGACAAAGACGCCGCCCCATCCCAGTACCAGAGGCGGCGAGCATTTCTCATCACGACTTCCTTACCATCGCGGGACTCAATTTCACCCGCGAACACTCCCGCTGAATAAGTCCGTACAATGTAGTATCCTTCCATCTTTCTTTTCTCCTTTCTACCGGGCGGGTAACGGGCACCCGGCGACCCGTTAGGGGGTTTTCGGGAACAAGCCAGGCTTGGGGCCGGCCAGGGACCCTACCCCCTGGCCTCGGCACTTTACCCGGGGAGGTATGTAGCCCCTCGCCCAGCTTGTTGTCCTCACTCTATCAAGGGGTTTGCCCGATGTCAAGCAAAAAGTTACATTAGATCGAGAAAAAACACAAAAGAAAATTTTCTCTTGACAGACACTTGAAATATACTATAATTGCGGGCATGAAACTACAAACCTATTTAAAGCTCAATGGGATAGGAATCACGGAAGCAGCCAAACAACTAGGCTGCACCCGCCAGTGGATCCATGAGATCATCTCTGGGCGACAGCCCGCCGGTCGGAAAATGGCGATCAAGATCGTCAAATGGACCGACGGTGAGGTCCGCCTGGAAGACCTTTGGAGGGATTGATGGCTCACAAGGCCCCGGCCTTTCAATTTTACCCTGGGGATTGGTTTAGGGAACCGGGGTTGAAACGTGTGGATCTTTCGGTCCGTGGGGCATGGGCTGAATTGCTCATGATAATGTGGGACGAGACCCCACAAGGCCGTATTGAGACACACGTCAAAGGGTTTGCTCAAACGTGGCGAATCGACATCCCGGAAGCATGTTATATCATCCGCGAATTAGACGTGAACGGCATCGCAGATGTCACCTACCGGGATGATAATTGCAGGGGCCTTGTTCAGGAGGCCGCTGATTTTTTTTGTAACTTGTCCCCTAAATGTCCCGACCTGTCCCAATTTTGTACCGTTTATGTCTCCATCAAAAACAGACGCATGTATAATGACTATAAACATAAGGAAAACGAGAAGTTAAAAAAGAGAAAGCAGCGGGCAAAAAAGGAACGTCCCAATAGTGTCCCCGAAATGTCCCCCCCCCTTTCTTCATCTTCATCTTCATCTTCAGTTAATAATAAAGAAGATTCTAAAGAATCTTCTTTTGTCCAGCGCGATAAAATCGCACCGGACCGACAAATGGCTACCCCCCTTCCTCCTCCAGTGATAAAAATTCCCCTTGTTCACAAAAACGGTGACGGTAAACCGAAAGAGTACCCCATCACTCAGGCAATGGTTGATGAATGGCGAGACCTGTTTCCTGGGATTGACGTGATGGACGAGCTGCGGAAAGCCAGAGCATGGAGCCTGGCTAATCCAACGCGGCGAAAAACTGAGCGGGGAATTTTGCGGCATCTCACTACATGGCTAACGAAAGCCCAAGACAGAGCGAGGGCCTCACCATACGGAAAAACTTTCAGCGATGATTTCAATGAAGCGGCCCGTCGGGCCAAGGAAAAACTTGAATCGGAAGGATACGGCGATGAAGTTTGAGGAATTTGAGGCGAACCTGCGAACCCTGACGACCTGGTATCGCAAAAAGCTAGACGATGATCAGATTTTGCTTTGGTATAAACGGATCTCCCATCTGCCATTGGAAGCATGGCGGTGGATTGTAGATACCATCATTGACGCCGACAAATTTTTTCCTACCCCGGAGCGCGTCAAAGGGCTCTTCAGCGATTGGCTCCGCGAGCACCCGGAACGATCAGCGCAGAGATACGAACAGACCTGGTGCGACGATTGTGAGGGGAAAGGATACCATCGGATATGGTACCAGGACCCCCGCATCAAGGGCTACGTGGTGGATGGCCGGGCGCGGGAAATGTGGTACTCAACGATTGTTCCATGTTCGCAGTGCCAAAATTGGAAGGGGGCCTTTCCCCGTTCGGGGCCGTTAAAACCCATCAAGTATTGGACCCGGCAAGCTCTTTTGGATGCTGGGTATATATTAGAAAACCCCAAAACAAATCCCCCACCATCTCGTTCCTGGAATTCGGTTGACGAAATGGCGGAAGACATAGCGATACCGTTTTAACCCAGAGGCTCGAAAATGGCCCCAGAATCGACGAAAAAAATAAACCCATGCTTAGGTATAGGCCGAAGGGAGATCTCTTAAATTAAGGGTAATTTTGCGAACGAGAAAAGGAACCAGTAAAAGGGGGAGGGAGCAAAATGACAAAAATCGGAAATTCGACCATCACTAAAATCATCAACTTGATCGAAGGCGTCCTGTATGATTACGAGCAGGATCTTGACCGGGCATACCGCAAAAGCGAGGGAGACTTAACGGTAAGCCTGTCCGTTAAAATTAAACCCGGCGTGGACCCTGGGCAAAATGCGGTCTCGGTAGGGATCTCTTTTGTCGCAGAGAAAATCAAGGACGTGGCGTCAGGTTTCGCGGACGAGGACCAGCAGAATCTTTTTGAGGGCCCTGAGACCGCAGAGATATAAACAAAAAGGAGGGATAAAATGCTAGAAAATTCGACAATACGGGAAACGTCAAGAATGGTTTCCGAAATTTTACAATCCTATACGAGAACCTATGGGCAAGGACTAGATTGCCCGGTTACTGTAGAAGTTAAAATAAGCCAACCTTGCCTTGACTTAAACATTATCAGGGTAAAGCTAGTGGCAGCGATTGACAAGGTCATTTTGACCAAGAGCTCGTGCGTAACTGGCAGTATACGAACCACTATATAAGGGAAGAGTCAAGCCCGCCGATATATAGAGCAGAACATGCGCTGGACACGGGAACAGCTTGAAGATTATCTCGTACGACGCCGGCAAAGCCTGGCGGATGACCACGAGGCCGATCCCGGCCCGGAGTCTCGATTGCAAGCGAAATGCGAACGGTGGCTGCGGGATCGAGGGTATCCGTACATCCACGACCGGAGCAGGGGCCGCAACCGACCAGGAATCCCGGACCTTATCTGTTTTTTACCTGGCCGCGTGGTCCTGATTGAGCTAAAATCTAAGCGGGGGAGACTTACCCCGGACCAGGTTAAAATGAGACAGGCGCTCATGTATCTCGGACATGAGATATACGAAGTGCGCAGTTACAAACGATTCGTCGAGATTATGCTGTCTTGCCCTCCTGGGAAATCCAAAAGGAAGGAGGGAGAGAAATGATCCAAGGACGGGAATCATAAGGTCAGTTATCCCAGGGGGGCAAGATTACTATGACCAGGGAACGGTCCGGAGGGTGGTTAACAGGATGGAAGCAAATCTCGGATTACGTCGGCAAGTGCGCTGATACCTGCCGCAAGTGGACAAAGCGCTACGGCATGCCTATATTGCGAGACCCTGGCGGCGGTCCGGTTGCCATACCGGAGCAACTGGATCAGTGGTTGATTGAGTATACCCGCTTGACCGCCAATCGAGGACAATTCGACTTTATCGAGTACCGCAATCAAGCCAGTTCGGTTCTTGATGATGAATGATAACTATCTGATTTTATTGGGAGAATATTTTTTTTGTGAAAAAAGTAAATTTTTTCTTGACAATCCACGAGGGAGGTGTTAAATTATAAGCAACATCATCGAGGAAAGGAGAGAAAAATGATATATCGTGATTATAGAAATCTCCCGAAAGTTCGTGCCTTTGCAAAAAGGCACGAACTAATTTTCCAGAAGTTCAACGACCCTCTGGAAGGGTCTTTTCTCCGTGTTTGGTTTCCAGACACGGAGAAGGGGCGGAAGTTTGTTGCTCGTGCGGCCGCTCTTTATGGCCGCACGAGAGGTGGGATTACCGCCTAAACGTACCCCGGAAATCTCAAACAGCTTTTCATAAGGAGGGAAAAATGGAACACACCCACATCTACACCTATGTCGTGACTTTCATCGACCATGACGGTCGCGAGATTATTCGCGAAGTCATGGCGCGGCATGAGTTTGAGGCCATTCAACTGGCAGGGGCGTTCAACCGCCAGATTTTAAGCATCGTCAACCTGGACGCATAAACCGCCCCCAAGTCGGGGGAAGGAAGGAGAAAATGGAGAAAATGAAGTGTCCAAGGTGTCATCATGAGATTAGCACGCTCATCGCCGACATAATTCGCGTTCTGGATGGACAATGTCCGTCCAGTTGCGACGATGCGGTGATTATCAGCGTAAGATGTCCAAATTGTTTTTTCAAAGTCTTTGGAAAGACAGTGGCGCAAGACTATGCCACCCGGGCATTGGATGAATATCCGGAATGGGTGGAAGTCGGATCCACAAGAGAATTGAAAGATCCTTCTTCTCTTGACGAAGATCTTTACATCTTCATGCAAGATGAAAAACTCTATCTTGCAGAGAGAAAAAGAATAATTCACTCGGGCGATGCCGAAGATGGCCTACCTGACTTGCCTGAAACAAGCGATCTTGAACTAGAAGTATTGAAAGATGGAAGATGGTTCCTTTGGCAGCCCGTCAGAGTGATTGCAGAGATAACAAAGCCCCTTAAATCGGGGCAATGCTTCAAACTTAAATAATCTTTCTCCCAGCCCCAAATTCCCCGGATGAGGTCTCTTATCCGGGGATTTTTTTGTCTTGAATTTTCCTATGATTTTCCTACCCTGAGAAGTTTTTTTCTTTGATTTTCATACCCTCTCCGGCCTCTCTTAAACTTGACATCAAAATATACCGTCTGTTATTAGATATTTACACCGACAACGGGGGGCATGACGACCCAGTGAGAGAGGAGATGAGCTATGGTTGAGGACAGCAAGGACACCAGAGAGAGAGACAAGGAGAGAGCGGGAAGGGAGGCCGGGCAGATTGCAAGAGCCCGGTTTATCCAGGCTCTCGAGCGCCGCAAGAGCCTGGATCGGGCAGTGTTGAGGTTGCACCAGGGCCTCAGTGCCAAAGTGGTCAAGGCCAAGTGGTCGCCTTATTGCGGGGAGCGGGGAGGATGGACGTACTCCAAGCCAATGATCGACTACGCTACCAGGGCCAAGTACGTTGACCTCGCTATGAGGGTCCTGGATGTCCTGCCGGCGGACCGGCTGGACCTGGAGGCAAGCGGAGACCTTAACATCAACATCGTGCGCTTTGGTGATCAGGAGGGCGACAAGAGCGACGATGGCGACGATAACGCTGCCTAACAACTGGCGACCACGACCGGACCAAATGCCGCTTTGGACTTACTTGGAGCGAGGCGGCAAGCGGGCGGTCGAGGTCGCTCACCGGCGATGGGGCAAAGATGACGTTGCGCTCCACTACACGGCAACGGCATTGATGCAATGCCCCGGAAATTACTGGCATATGCTCCCACGTTACAACCAAGCTCGCAAGGTCATTTGGGACGCCGTCAATCCCAGGACGGGCAAAAGGCGAATTGATGAGGCGTTTCCGCCCGAAATCCGGGCGAAAACGAGACGTAACGAAATGTCGATCGAGTTTGTCAACGGGTCTCAGTGGCAGCTGGTAGGGTCGGACAACTATGACGCATATGTTGGGAGCCCACCTCGGGGGATCGTCCTGTCCGAGTGGGCTCTTGCGAACCCGATGGCCTGGGCGTATCTCGCTCCAATTTTGGAGGAGAACGACGGCTGGGCAATCTTTATCTATACTTCGAGGGGCAACAACCACGGGCGGCAAACCTATGAGACCGCACGAGTAACCGAGGGATGGTTCGCCCAACGGTTGACAGCGGATGACACCCCGGTTTTCTCTCGCAAGCAGCTTGACGGGATCAGGCGCGAGTATCGCCAAATCTTTGGTGACGAGCTGGGGGAGGCCCTGTTTGCGCAGGAGTATTATTGCTCCTGGGAGGGCGCGGTCCCTGGCGCATATTACGCCCGGCAAATTGTTGAGGCCCGTAACGACGGGCGAATCACCAAGGTGCCGTGGAGGCCCGAGATCGAGGTTGACACGTTCTGGGATCTCGGCGTTGACGATAGTATGTCGATTTGGTTCATGCAGCCGGTAGGGGACGCCTTCCATTTCGTGGACTACTACGAGGCCAGCGGCTACGGCCTGGATCATTACGCCAAGGTGCTCAAGGGCAAGCCGTATGTGTACGGCAATCACTACATGCCGCATGATGCCGAGGTCCGGGAGCTGGGGAGCGGGGAGATCGCCAAGTCTCGGGCGGAGATGGCCGAGAATTTGGGCATCAAGCCGATCATCACCGTGCCGAGGGCCCGCAACATGGATGTCATCATCAACGTGCATATCCCGGCCTGCAGGACGGTGCTCCAACGTTGTTGGTTTGATGAGGACAAATGTGCACAGGGGCTCATGTGCCTTGAGAACTACCGGAGCGACTACGACGAGAAACTCAAACGTCTAGGTGTCAGACCAGTGCACGACTGGTCATCGCACGGTGCGGATGCGTTTCGGACGTTCGCCGTCGGCTATGATTTGCTCGACCGGCCAAAAGTTGCCTTGGCGCGGGGCATTGTGCGCCAGGAATACGCCGAGGTGGATGAGGCGGCAATACTTAACTGAGAGGTTATTATGTGGGGATCAATCTTTGCGGGGATTGCAAGAGCGGCACGAATCGCCGCGCCGATAATCCAGGCAGGGGCAACTATCTACGCCGCAAGACAACAAACCAAAGCGGCAAAGGCGCAAGTGGAAGCGATCAGGGCTGCTAATGAGCGCGCACGGTCGCAACAACAAATCCTGATGGCATCGGCAAAGGCAGCGGCGGAACAGCGCAAAACGGCCCTTGCCAAGCAGACAGCGGCCCTTCAGGCCCTGCTCAAGCAGCGGGAAGAGAAAACCAAGCGGGTGCAGGCCCTCCAGGCCCAGGAGAAAAAGCGGCAGAGGCGGAGCCTGGTGCATACGACCAAAGACGTTTGGTACGGTGCCGCGCCGCTGATCCGCAAGACCGCATCGAGCCCGCAACTATCGAGCACTCTAGGAGGATAAGTATGCCAGTGCGCAAGTGTTCCAATAAAAAATATCGCATCGGAAGTGGGAAGTGTATGTACAAGAGCCGTAAGTCAGCAGAAAAGGCATATCGCGGATACCGTGCATCGAAGGGCAAGGGCCGGAAAAAGAAGTGAGGTAAGCAATGCTTGATGCCTACGGTGGCAGAGCGGAGACAAGCGGATCCGGAGGAGCCGGGGCGGACCTGGGAGCTTTCGGAGCCTTTGCGGATGCGTTCGGTGTCTCATCAGGCGGAGACCGGGCAGGCAGAGGCCCGGAAGGTTTAGGAGCCTTCGGCATATACGGCAGTGCGCTTGATAAGCCTATCGGATTTTGGGGCGGTTTGGCCCGTGCGCTGTCTGGATGGGGCGAGGAGCGAGCGCAGCGGCAAGCCAGGATGTTCGGATCCCAAAGTGACGTGGCCCGTGGTCTCCTGGCCGGGCATGCTCTCGGGCTGGTCACGGGCGTGGCCACGATGGGGCTGCAAGGGATTTCTCTTTCTAGTTTCGCCAAGACTGGCTGGGGCATCTACGGGCACGCCAAAGCGTTGAGCGAGTTATCCCCTGGGACCGGAGGCACGATGTCTCTCCCCGGTATCGACGGAGGGGCGGAGCGGCTCGCCAAGGTCCGGGCGGTGAGATCGTCACAAAGTTTCGGAGCCCCGGAAGAATCGGTGTCGTTGCCTGCCAGGTATACCGAAACAAAAGAGTATCTTGGTGCTCAAAGGCAGATCCAGGCAATCCAGGAGCAGATTCGTAAGCTGGGGATTGAGCTGGAAGCGATTGAAAAAAAGCGGGCGGAACTGGCCCCAAAACGGAGGGAGATGGTGGGGCGCATTCCCCTGGTGCACACTGAATTGGCATCCAAGGAGCCCAAGGCCCTAACCGCTAAGGGGCGGGAACGGATGCTTATGAGCCATAGAGCAAGGCGGGTGAAATGATCGTACCAGGCAGGCGAGTAAGCCTTGAGATTAAAGACACAACCAGTAAGATTATCGGTGCCCCGATCCGGTTTGAGGTCGGCCTTGCAGATTACGAGGCTCGATGCCGCTTAGACTGGGAAGAATACGAGGTTGCGGATATTTCGCTCAATTTGCACGAAATAGTGACGTCCGCAATTGCGCATTATTGCCGATTGCTATGCGATCATGGTGTCGTGGAGAATAAAGACCTGCCCGCTACATTTCGGAGGCCGAAATAATGAGAACCGACGACATTATCAAATATCATGCCGCACGCCACGATGCCCTGCTGACAAGCCGAACTCTATGGGAACAACGCTGGGAAGATGTGGTTACTTACTTGATGCCCTGGAAGGAGTACGTCACGAGCGAATCCCAGGCCGGGGAAAAGCGGACCGACAAGGTTTACGATTCAACCCCGAGCCAATCGCTCAATATCCTATCCGCCGGTCTCCTGGGGCACCTTACTTCTGAAGCGGCGCCATGGTTTCAGTATCGCCTTGTCAATACCCAACTTATCGACGAGCCGGATGTACGGGAATGGCTCGAAGATGTTACCCGGATCCACGTTGAAAGCCTGGGGAAAACCAATTTTTACCAAGTTATCTTGGAATTTTACGAAGATTTATGCGGGTTCGGCACCGCTCATCTCTTCCAAGCGGAGGATGATGAGGAAATATCGCGATTTTACGTCTTCCCGCCGCGTGAGGTGTGCATTGCGGAGAACGAGCGGGGGGTAGTGGACACTCATTACCGGGAATACAAGCAAACGTTGAGGAACCTGGCCCGCGAATTTGGGGCGGAGAGCCTTTCAAGGGAGGCGCGGGACGCCCTGGAAAAGGAGCCCGATAAGAAAATCACGGTTGTACATGTCACAACCCCGCGTGAAAACTGGATACCCGGACGGATTGACAGGGAAGGAAAGCCGTTTGCAAGTATCTACTACGAAAAAGACACCCGGCACCTCCTCCACGAGGGCGGATATTGGGAAGATCCCTGGCACACGGCCCGGTGGCGGAAGACTTCGAGGGAGGTGTACGGGCGAGGTCCTGGCATAGACGCCATGCCAGATATTAAAACTCTGCACAAACAACGCCGTTCGGACCTTCTGGCCGGGCAGAAGATCGTTGAACCGCCCCTGTGGGTGCCTGCATCCTTTGCCGGTCGATTACGTACAAGCCCGAACGCAATCAATTATTTCAGGCGGGACCACGGGCGGGAGAAACCCGAGGCCCTGGGCGAGATCCTGGGCAACGTTCCCTTCGGAATGGAGATGACGCAAGACACCCGCAACCTTGTTAAACAGGCGTTCTTCGTGGATGTCTTCTTGATGCTTTCCCAACAGACCACCGGGATGACCGCAACCGAGGTTGTTGAGCGGGTACAGGAACGGCTGATGATCCTGGGACCTGCAATCGGGCGGCTGCATTCCGAGGCCCTGGGGCCTGCGATTGAGCGGGGATTCAACATCATGTCTCGGGCGGGCATGTTCCCGGATCCCCCGCAAGCCCTTGAAGGTGAGGCCCTGACTGTGGACTATATAAGCCCGCTTGCGAAAGCCCTGAAGGCCCTGGAGGGCCGGGCGACTCAAAACGCCATGCAATTCGCCGTTCCGTTCTTGCAACTGGATCCTGACGCCGCTGTGGTGTTCGACGCAAAGAAGGCGATCCGGCGTGCATGGGACCTTTACGGCGCGCCGACTGAGGCATTGCGGAGCGAGGAAGAGGTTGCCATGATCGAGCAAGAACGCGCCAAGCTGGCGCAACTGCAAATGATGTTGCAGATGGCCGCACAAGGGGCGGCGGTGGAAAAAACTGGGGAGGAGGCTGAGAGTGCCAGAGCTGCTAGAGGATAGTGAAAGACAAAGGATTTACCGCCGGGTATTCGCATCAGGAACACTGGGACCTCGGGTACTGGGGGACCTGATGAGTTATGCCATGGTCCTTGACGCCGGCATGGAGCCGGACCCCCGAGGGCAAGACTTCATGGCAGGCAGGCGTGACGTGGTGCTCTACATTTTGGACTGCATGGGCATCACTCAGGATTACGAGGCGATCGCTCGGGCATTGGCAAAGACCCGAGTGAAACCGCCGCAACCAAAACCTCAAACAGCGGAGGGAGACGAATGACTTTGATGGATGATCATGTTGACGACAAATCCAAAGGAACCCCTGGGAATCCATCCGAAACCCCACCCGATGAAAAAGGTGCGGGTGGCGAACCGGGGACCCCGGAGATTCCTGAGTGGCTTCAGGGGTACGAGGATGAGACCCTTAAAAGCGAGGAGGCGCTCAATATTCTCGGGCGGTATAAAACCCCCGAGGAGCAGTTAAAGGCCCACGTTGAAGCGAGAAAGAAGCTCGGGGAAAACCCGATCACCGTTCCCGGCCCGAACGCATCGGACGAGGAATGGGCGAACTTCTATAAAGCCATTGGGCGGCCTGAATCTCCGGACAAATATCAGTTTACTGAGGTTGAGGGCATGGAAGGCAACCCCGAAATGGACAAAGCGTTTGCCGAAACTGCCCACAAGTACGGTCTGACCCCGAACCAAGCCGATGGAATCAGGCTCTTCTTGGCGAATTACGCCAAAGAATGGGAACAGACCCAAGAGCAAACCATCGAACAGGTGAAGGCCGAAACGGAAAAAATGCTCAAGCAGGAGTACGGGCAGAACTATGAGGCCAACATCACCGCCGCTGACAAGGCCCTTCGTCAAGTATTCGGGGAGGAGGCGGCCAAGAAACTGGCTGACGCAGGCCTGCACGTTGATCCCGACATTGTGAGGGGATTCGTTAAGCTGTCCCAAGTTGTCGGAGAGGATAAACTCAAGGGCATCGGCGAAGGTGGCGCGGCGCATAGCCCGATGACTCGGGAAGAACTTGAAGAACTGATGTCAAGACCTGAGTATTACGATCCTGCCAGGCGCGACCCTGCCCTTGTCCGCAAGGTCGAGGAAGGGTTCAAGCAACTGGCGGGCAATGCTTAAGGATAGAGGATCTCCGCCCCGAAGCGGTCGGGACCTGGCCCCAGCATTGGACACCCCAGGAACCCCGCAGAGGACACCCGGACAAACGCTAACCCCTGATATTACCCTTGGAGGATGGAGATATGACAACGACTATTGACAATGCCTTCGTGACCCAGTTTGAATCTGAGGTAAAGCTGGCGTACCAAAGGCAGGGATCAAAGACCCGATCCACGGTGAGAGTGAAGGATGCAAAGGGCGCGTCCACGGTGCGGTTCCCTAAGCTGGGGAAGGGTGCCGCTGGGCAGAAGAGCCGGAACGGCAACGTTCCCGTCATGAACCTGGCGCATTCCTACGTGGAAGCCATTATGGAAGACTGGTACGCTGCTGACTACGTCGACAAGCTCGACGAACTTAAAACCAACATTGACGAAAGACAGGCATACGCCCGCAGTGGTGGTTATGCTCTCGGGCGGAAGATTGACGACCTGGTGTTTTCCGCTGCCCGAGCGTCATTGCCTGCCGCGCAGAAAATCGCGGATACCTATTCCGGAACCATCACCAAAGACTACGCGAAAGCTGTTTTCAAAAAACTCAATGACAACGATGTTCCCGATGATGGCGACCGGGTAGTGTTTGTCCCGCCCGCCGGGTGGAATGACCTCCTGGGCATTCAGGAGTTTGCCGACGCCGATTATGTCGGGCAGGGTAATCATCCCTGGCTGACTGGGACTCAGGCCAAACGGTGGCTCAACATGATGTGGGTGCCTCATACCGGCCTGCCTTCCAGTGGATCGAGTTTGATTTGCCTGGCTTGGCATCGGTCGGCAATCGGCCTCGGCGAAAACGCCGCGATCAAGACATCAATCGATTGGGTAGCCGAAAAGGCGGCATTCCTCGTTGACTCAATGATGAGTGCCGGGGCGATCCGGGTCGATGATCAAGGCGTGGTGGAATTCTACTGCGAAGACAATTAACCGAGGGACAGGCCTGGGAACCCCTGGGCCTGACCTCAAGGGAGGATCCAAAAAATGAGTTTTGATCGAACCTATCTCAACCGAATCCACCTCGGCGGGGAGGGCGGCAATTCGCTGTGGCATTACTGCGATGTCAACGGCGACAATGTGGCCTCCGTGGCGGGTACTACGCCGAACACGACATACTTCAGCACGGCGTACAGCAACCACGGAATGAAGGCCCTGGCCGGGGATTTCTTTATCATTGCTCCCGCTTCCAATTCCGGGACTCCTTGTATTGGGTATGTCCCGAGTGATTGGGATTCGAACGGCGCGAGCGTGATCATCGCACAACCGCGATTTAGCTAACCAAGGGGTGCCCTGGTCCCGATTGTTCGGGGCCGGGGCCACTACGGATGGACGGAATTCAAGGACAGGATTTTTGTCCTGCTCTCTTGCCTGGCTTTTTTAGCCTTGCTTCCGTTCCTTCCGCTGACCACGGACGGCCCCATGTTATACCTGGGGCTGTTCGTGGCCTATCTTACCGCAAGCCTGTTCTGGTGTGATGATCCCCGAGGAGCCTTAGAGGATTTGACCCGGTGGTGGGGGGTGTTGCTTTTTGCCTTCTGTTGCAGCCTCGCGCCGATAGAACTTGTCTTGCGGGCGTTATTCCTGCCCGCTCCTTTTGTGGCGATCTATGGCCTGATGCACCAATGGCTCGCCATTGACCCGATCCACGAGGAAACCGCTGAGTTTTTACGGACCAGGCGCAAGAAAACACGCCTTTATTCCTGGCTGGGGAACAGTAACTATACGGCGGCATACCTGGCTCCTCAATTTTTCATCGGCTTTCATCTGGCCCTGACTGGCTCCGCTTGGTGGTTTGTCGGCCTGGTTCCGGTGGGAATAGCCATCGTTTGGAGCCGATGCCGAGCGGCCTGGTGTTCCGTCACGATCGGACTGGCGGTCTTGGATTCTTTTCTTTACCCGGAAGTGATGCCCATCGGGATCACCCTGTTTTTCGCTCTAGGCTTGATCTGCCTGCCTCGCATTCAGCCTACCATTGGCAGGATTTTTTACGCCCTGGCCTGCTGGCATTTATTCAAAAGTCGATACTTATTCGGCTGGGGGCCTCGGGTTTTCCGCAGACGTTATTTCCGTGTTCAGGCGCAGATGAACCAAAAGGACCCCTCCATCCTGGGGGACCTTGAAAACGAAGGCCGGAACACGTTCCCGGTTGGCAAGAGGGCACACAACGATCAC